TGTATTGTTGAAAAGCAGCACTAACTTTGTCTTCTTTACTGGGAATAGGTTGTTCTGCACCTGGATGGGAATGAAAAATGCCCCATATATTACCGTCATATCTTACTAAATCAGCAGGATCAAGAAAAAAAGTAATCTTAGGGCTTTGACTTATATTTTTACAAGGAATATAATTAAAATCTTTAGTTACAATACCTACTGCCTCACGTGGATAATCTTGCATTGCGTGAGCGTTCATTGCCTCAGTTAATTTTGTAAATCTTTCCATCTATAAATCCCTGTTGTGTATTCTTTAAATGGTCCTCTGTAAGGCCAAATTCCGCTTGTACGGTGTAACATAGTTTGAAGTATTTTGCCATCACCTAAATATAGAGCACAGTGATTAGTTACATTAGTAGAGCCCATACTCATAGTAATTACATCAAAAGGCTTAGGTTCTAACACTTTAGTCCAACTAAAATTTTCCAGTTTTAATCTGGCACCATCTTCAAAAAACTGATCATGAGTTTTTTGATACCAGTCTTCATCTACAATCTTACAAAAATCAGCAGTAGATAAAGGTATTTCTATACCAAGTTCATTTTTAAAGGCTAATCGACAAAGGTTAAAACAGTCTATACCAGTTTCTGGATCTGTACCTAAATGTCTATAAGGAAAGTTTATGTATGAATCATACCATTTGTTCATGGCGATAAAAGGAGTGTATTCGCTCTACCCAATATTGAGATAAAGTTTCAACACGTGAGACTCCCCCCTCCTCTATGTGAAGCATTTGTGTTGGTGCTAAAAATAAAGCAAAATGTGTTACTAAATTTGACTTAGCTGACTTAAATGCTATTACATCATAGTTTTTTGCTTCTGTCAATTTTACTTTTACAGCACACTTTGAAGCCCATCCGTCAACATGATCAGTTGTAAAATGCTTCATCCACTCTCTTGATTTAGGATAAGTTGGGAGTTCAAAGTCAAGATCTAACTCATTTTTATAAAAGTGTTTTATAAGTTCAATACAGTCTATATCGCCATAGATATGGCGTAAACCTAAATATTTTTGTACCATTCTGATAACTCTGGAAAAGTTGCTTCAAAAGACTCATTCCTATATAAATCACTTCTGGTATTAACCTGTTTAAATCGTTTTTGAAGATGAGAATCATCTCTTGAATTCATATATTTTAAAGAACCAATAATATCTTTAGTTTCATGTTCACTTAAATCTTGAATTTCAAAAATTTGTAATCGATACTTTTGAATAATATCTTTTTTAAGATCAGTCGGTAATATTGTAGTAGATTGATAAGGAGGATTTACTAAATTAGTAATATTAAAAGATTTTTTATGTATTTTAATCCATTTTATAAATTCTATATTACTGGTAATTGAGTAAATACTACTCACTAAAGAGTAAGAAGTAATATATTTAGAAAATCTTTCAGCATTTTTTTTAAATAATGTTATATCAAGACCTTTTCTACCATACTCTGCTTTTTCATCAAATCCTTCTATACTCGGCCATAAGTCAATACTTTTAAAAGAAGACCAAAGTTTTTCTATATCATAACCTTTAAAAGATCCTTTGTAAGATAAATTAGTATTATAGGATAAGTCAATATTCTTACTACAATTATTATCGACTAAAAACTGTAACATCTTGTAGTGTCCCTCTTGTACAAAAGGTTCGCCCCCAGCAAAATATAAAACTCTAATATGAGTTTTTATCATCTCTATATCATTCCAGAATTTTTCATCTTCAGTCCATGGATCATAAGAATTAGGAGCATCTTGTTTAAGAGTTCCGTGATGCTTATCTTCTTTTGACCAAGAAGAAGAAGCATAAGATCCACACATTCTACAAGAAAAATTACACAAGTTGCCAAACCTAAAATCTAAATAGATAGGCGGTGTTTTTACAGTTCCATCTTCAAGAGTTGTATTGTAAAGTTTAGAGTAGTTTTGAAATCTTTGATTCATTCTCTGGCGATGGCTTTCGATTTCTTCTTCTTCCCAGTCATAACAAACTTTACATGCTTTTGGCTGGTTACCCTTAAGCATTTCAAGTCTTGCAGATTTAATTTCTTCTGAATTAAAAGCTGCTAAAGGAGATAAGCCTTTACCAAATAGATTACCGTCATGATTTAAGGTAAAGCAGCACAGACCATACTGACCTGAAAGATCTCCATACTGATGAATCCATGGTAAAATACATTTAGTATCTTTATTCGCGTGGGATTGTTCGTCCTGTGGCAGGGAAGCCTCCAAAATGTTGTTGATTATTACGGAGGGTACAAGCTTGAAGTGACTTACCACAAACATCTCCAGCTGAATCTGCAGCTACTTGATTGTTTGCAGCAATGGGGTTTACATTAGAAGTTAAAGAAGTTCCTGGAATAGCTAAACCTCCTGGACCTGGATACTGACACTCAGCACCTTTGTATGTCCATTGGCAGGTGTTTTTATAGTATTTGCGTTTTGGAGTGACAATCCTAAAGTATTGTAGCCACGAAACTAAACCAAAAGAAGCTACTGAATCATTTAAAGACTCAAGTTGATCAATTTTAAACTTATCTTCAATATAAGACTCTGTATCAGCTTGAGCATTTACAATATAGATTGGAGTATCGATAGTAACGCTCGGATCTAAAGCATTAGAGAGAAATAAAAATCTGTTTTCTTCAATCGATTGAATAGTTGCTTCAGTAGAAGTGCCTTTTGCTACTACGTTATCTCCTACTCGATAAGGCATCGAATTATAAACTTCAAGAACATTAGCATTAATATATTGAACAGTAGAATACTCAGGCCAATAATCTAAAAAGTTAGCAAAAGTTGTTTTAATTTCTACCACACCTCCTAATAGATCACGTGTATCCATTTTTTGTTCTTGCCAAGTTCCCCCCACAGCTAAAGTTTGGTCATAAGTAAAAGAAGCATTAGTTCTACCATAAGTTCCAACAATTGCCTCATCATAATTCAAACCATCTTCATTTGTTGTAGTCCCTGGTACTGTACGAGGATCAATTCCATGAACTAACTCACCATTTACCGTTGCCTGTACTGAGTTTGAAGTATTATTTCCTGCTAAAAATGGGTCTTCTACCAGTCGTGTAATAAGATTGTCAAAGTTAAACATAGTAAGAGTTAGCTCATTGATCTTACCATCACTGGACTGATCAATTGCGGTAGAGTTTAATGGAAATGGTAGGTAGGTTTGTGTGTCAAAAATAACATTGTATTGAAGGTCAGATACTAAATCACCAATTATCTCTGAAAACCGTATTGGAAAGTCGTTAGGCCAAGCTTTACCAGCTCCTTGACCTGTAGGATTACCGTTTGAGTTTGGAGGATACCACTCACCTGGATAGTAAACTGTGTATAAACGAACAATAGGATTTTGTGTAAAAGCATTCTTTTCAGCAATAAAAGCGCTGGGAGCTATTGCAGATATAGTAGCAATAGCAGTGGTTACATTTCCACTCATTGTATTTGCTTGGAAAGGAATTGAAGAAGAGTTTAGTTGACCGTTGGAAGTGCCTGTAATTGAGATAGTGTTAGAATGAACTACTTCTGTAGAAGAAAATTCTTGTAAAACATTGTTAAGTTTTACTTTAAGTTGATTGGTTGTTGTATTGACATTAGCAATATAGCCAACTGTAGCAGTGGTGTTACCTACTAAGGCATTAGTAGATTGAAACCCTGCGGCATTATCAACAGTTAAGATTACATCATAGTTGCGAGCAGTCATCAGTCATAAGTCTCTAAAATATTAAATGATACAGTATAAAAGTTCTCAGTGAGTTGCGAACCTGTAGAAAGAATTTGTTGAACTTGTAACGGTCCGTCAAATCTTGCTGTTATTGTACCACTTTCATTAATGTGTGACAAGTCAAAACTAAATGCTTCAAATTCTCCGCTTCTGGCGAGATAAAAGTTTTCAATCGCTGTTTTCTCAATTCCAGTGATATTAGAATATTGAAGAGAATAGGCTCTTTTAGAACGACGAGACTTTAAACGACGTTTTTCATAGCCAGCTTGTGAGGTAAAAGTTATTGAATCAAATTGTCTTTGTGATGTAAAGCCTTTATCAGGCTTACGGTCTGCCATTGAAGTAAATCTATCATCTGAAGTAATAGTAGCCCCAAAAAGTCTGATTGTAAGTTGATCATCTGAATCAATTGCCCCAAGAGGAGCTCCTGATTCTAAGGTAATAGCGTTTGAAGATGTAATAGGAACTATAGTATCTGAACGATATCTTGGAGCATGTACCATTCTTGCAAAAGACACATTGCCTTTAAAATATTCACCAACAGAGGTAATATTTGAGTTAGCTCCAATTGTCACATTACCACTTGACGCAGTTTCAGCAACATACTGAGTGTGTGCTACTTTTACATTGTTAACATATAATCTTAAATTTTGAGTTGATGAATCGTAGGATACTGCTACATGGTAGTTAGAGCCTCCGTTAGCATTACCACCGTATAGTTCAGTTATGCCTCCAGACCGATTTATAACAAAGCCTACATTAGAGTTTGCGCCGACTAAACGAAGATTATAGTTATTAGTAGCACTTCCGTGACGAGCAAATAGAGTTTGATTTGATGCTAAAGTAGCTCCTATGTCAGGTCTAATCCAAGTATCATATGTAAATGATCGATCATTCACATTAAAATCATCATGTCCAGGTATTTGAAGATAGTCATTAGTTCCATCAAGAGTAATAAACTTATCATCTCCATAAGTTGCATAAGCTGCTGTTCCACCAACAAAAGTTACAGTATGAGCTGAGTATGATTCATCTGTTAAGGCATCATAAAAGTTTGTAAGTAGTTTTGTTGCTGAATTATCTGCAATATCAATGCCTTGAGTGCCTAATGTTGTAGATGGATATGTGAAAGCATTAGATGATTGTGCAACACCTGATAAAAATACCATGATCTCTTCTGCAGAAGCTGCGTTAGAGCCAACAGGTAGTGCAAAAGAAGTTTGATCTGCATTAATTACGTAAGAATTACCGTTTATAACAGTAGCAAGAGTATTAGAATATTCTGCACTACTTGTAACAAATTCTTGTCTGCTAACTTTGTAACGATCTGGGATTGCAATGGTTTTTAGAGTTAAGCTTGAAGCATTTGGAGCAGTTGAAAAAGTAACAGTAGCTCCTCCATTAGAAACCGCATAGGTAGAAGGAGCTTGTACCACCCCGTCTGAAATAGCTAAAATTTCGCCTCTATAGCTAACTGTACCAGCAAGATTAAAAGAA